GGCGCTTGCAGTGGCCCAGCGCCTTGCCCATGTCCTCGCCCGCGTTCTCGTTGGCCCCTGGCGTGGTCTGCGCCAGCGTGTCCACCACGATGACGCTGGTGTCGCCGGCCGCCAGCACGCCCGCGGCCAGGTCCTTCGCGTCCTCCAGCAGCATCAGGTTCGGCGCCCCGTTGAGCACGCTGACGGGCACCTGGGTGAGGTCGACCTTGTGGTGCTGGGCGTAGGCCGCCAGGCGCTTCCTGAACCCGTCAGCGCCCTCCGCAGCCACGTAGGCCACCCTCCCCTGCCGGACCTTGCGACCGCGCCAGGGCGTGCCCCTGGCGATGGCCAGCGCCAGGTCCAGCACGACGAACGACTTGCCTGCACCGCTGGCGCCGTAGATGACCGCCAGGCCCGACTGCGGCAGCACCCCCTTCACAATCCAGGGCGACGCGGTGGCGCTGGCGAACGTGTGCACCGGCTCGAACTGAAACCGCAGCGGCTTGCCGCTGGCCTTGGCCGCCTCCACCGTCTCGGTCACGAGCACCTCGAAGTCCTCGGCGCTGGCCGGGGCACCACCTGCAAGAGATGCGCCGTGCTCGTTGGCCAGGTGCACGAAGCTCTTGCCGGTGACCACCGGGCCTGCACCCTTGCCGAAGCTGTCCCACCGCTGGCGCAGGATGTCGCGGCCGGGGAACTTCGCACCCCGCTCGGACCAGTCGCACCAGTAGTCGAACCCCTCACCGCGGGTCTCGTGGTGCAGCGCCATGCCCACCTGGAGCCACTCATCGTGGCCGGTGTCGGGGTCCAGATGCTCGAGGCCCTGCTCGATCTGGGCGGGCGTGAGGCCGAGCACCGGGTCGTCGTGGCTGGTGGTGGGCCCGTCGGCGCGGGTGAACCGCTTGCGCACCAGGTCCATCACCTCCTCCCCGATCGGGGCCACGGTGTTCTCGTTGCCGAGCACGTCGCAGATCTCCAGGCGGTTGCCGGTGACGGTCACGAACCCCTTCGTGCTGAAGGTCTCGAACCCGTAGGCACCTTCGAAGCTCTTGCGGTTGAACAGCAGGCCACGCAGCAGCACCCGCACGCCGGCCCCGCTGGGGGACCACTCTGCGTAGCTGGTGGCGGCGATCGCCTCGACCTCGGGGTGGAGCTGGCCACCGACGACACAACGGTCGAAGTCGAGCGCGGTCACGTTGAAGTCGGGCAGCAGCGCCAGGCCCACACCGTCGAACCCGCGGCGGGCGGCTGCGCTGCGTGCGGCGTCGAACGACACCAGCTCGTGTCGATCCTCGGGGCCGCCCTGCTGCCCCTGGCGCCGTCGCCCGCTGGTGTAGTACGGCACCTTCCGAGGCTTGTCCTCCCCCTCGTGGTACTCCATCCGCCACATCAGCCAGCCCGGGATCTCCCGGAGCTCGTCTGGGACTGTGACGGTGTTGAGGTGTGCGCTGAGTTTGGTCACGGCGCTCATCGCTCAGTCGGCGGTGCCGCCCTCAGACTCGGCAAACAGATCCGCCTGACGCGGATCAACGATCGGGAAGTGCGAGGCGACGGCGCGGTCGCCGAGGCACCGCCTGGCGTACTCGCACCCGCGGCAGGCCTCCGCCACGTCGGTGCGGTACACGATCGGGAGCCGGCCCTTGCTGGCCTTGGCCATCGCCTTGGTCGCGGCCTCGATCTCGCCAGCGCGGGAGGCGCTGACCTCGCGGAACCCGCCCGCGTAGTGGTACAGCATGGCCCTCGAGGTGCCGACCGTCTGGGCCAGCGCCTCCTGCTCTTGAGGGGTGGCGGCCATCATCCAGGCCTTCATGGGGGTAATCGTGGTCATGGCAGTCAATAGGTGAAGTGGGGGCCCGACTGTAGCATTTTGTAAAGTGCTTGCACAGCCTGCTATGACGTGCCAATGTAGGCAGGTGATCACGGTCTACGACACGAGGCGGGAGAACCTGCGCCGGCTCATCGGCCAGTGGGGCGGGCCCACCTCCCTGTCTCGCAAGCTCGGGCACGCGAACGGGTCCTACCTGGCGCAGATCGCCGGGCCCAGGCCCTCGCGCGAGATCAGCGAGAAGACCGCACGCGAGATCGAGACGAAGCTGGGCCTGCCGGCCGGCTGGATGGACCAGGACCACCCGGCCGGGGGCCAACCACTCAACGACCAAGCATTGACTGAGGTCGTCAAGGCGGTGGCCACCGTGCTTCGTGACGCGGGTCTCAGACCTGACCCCGAGACCTACGGCACCCTTGTGCAACTCGCCTACGACCGTGCCAAGCTGACCGGCCGTCTAGACGAGAACCACATCAAGCAACTGACCAACCTACTCCGAGGGAGCGGCAAGTGAGCAACGAAGAGATCAAGCAGAGGATCGCGTACCTGATCGAGCACGGCGGTGTGTGGGACGACCCGTTGGGGGATCTGCGCCGGCAGGTCCGCTGGGCGCTGGGCCTGGCCGTCGTAACCCTGCTGCTGGTGACCCTGCTGCACCTCTGATCTCGAGGTAGATGAACGAGAACCCCACCAACGTGTGGGGTTTTTTGTTTTGGGCGTCAGTTTTAGCATGTGCTACAGTCGAGCCATCGACAACGCAACTGGAGCAACGAGATGGCTTTCAACTTCGCCGACGACAAGATCGCCCTTGGCCTTGCGCTCAACACCGCTTATTCCGCGTCCTACATCAGCAGCCTGGGGCGACCCGCCTTGATGCTGACCGTGTCGCTCGATCCGCGCAGCGCCTGGAGCAATGGCATCCTGGAGAACAGCCGCTACGCGCGATTCAGCATCGACAGCGACGGCACGATCGAGCACTTCTCCGGTTCGTTGCCGAAGTTTCGCAAGTGCAAGGTGGCCGACATTGAGACCGCCGCGGCCAAAATCAACGCCTGGGCGGCAAAGCACGCCCAATAACCTTGCATTTCCGTAGGACTTTAGCAGGTGCTACAGTCCACACATCGCAGCAAGGACGCTGCAGCAACTGGAGCAACGACATGGAAGTCATTCTGAACATCGGCCTGGCAGTCAACGGCAACAGCAACATCGGCTCGGGCACCGCGATCCGCGAGGTCATCGCCACCTTCGGTGCCGCGTCGTTTGAGTTCAAGCACTCTGACACCGAGCTGACCTGCATCGCCTGCGTCGAACATCCTGGCACCGGCGTGTTTGCTATCGAACACTTGGCCCGATTGCTCCAGCAAGACTGCATCGCCGCCTACTATCCCGAGACCGGACACGGCGCCCTGATCGGCCCCCGTGCTGAGGCCTGGGGCGAGTTCAACCCCGAGTTCTTCATCCTCCCCGACGGCACCCGCCTGTCGGGTCCCGTGGCGCAAGCCGCTTGACCGCCCTGTAGCTTCTGCTACAGTTCACCTCTCTCAACTGCTAAACACATCATGCACGATCTGAACACCATCAACCGACTGAACGAGAAGGCCTTCTCCACAGCCGTCGAGAACTTCCGCAGCCAGGGCCGCTACGTGCTGGCCTGCTACGACGGGCTGACGCTGATGTCCATCGAGACGTTCAGCAGCCCCGAGGACGCCGCCCAGGCCCTGGTCCGCGCCAACGAGTCGGCCGGCGCGAGCGAGCGGTTCCGCCTGCTGTCGCCCACCGGCGCCTGGCAAGGCACCCAGCGGGACCAGTCGGAAGACCGCGCCCAGCCGTACACGCTCGAGGAGCTCGCCGCCCTTGGACGCAGCACCACCAAGCCCGACGTCACCATCGGTGACTACATCAACCGCGTCAACGCCCAGGAGGCCTGAGACCATGATCACGATCACCTTCCAGTTCACCGACGTCGCCGCAGCCGCCGCGCTGCTGGCCAAGGTCGACGGCGCCGCCGCTGTCGTCACCGCGGAGGCGGCCATCGCCCCAAAGTCCGCGAAGCCGGCGGCCAAGCCGGCACCCGCTGCGCAGACTGCCCCTTCCGCTCCTACTGCCGAGGCGGCCCCAAGCCCGGCACCCGCTGCGCCCGCGCCGAGCACGCAACCAACGGTGGCCGAGACGCCCACGGCAGCGCCTGCCGCTGCGAGCTCTGTCGCCTACCCTGACCTGCAGAAGGCGGTGCTGACCCTGCACAAGCTGGACCCGACCGCGGCGGTGCCGATCGCCAAGAGCC